GGATGAAGTCGCTCCTGATGAAGAGGAGAGAGCTCAGTTGGAGCAAAATATTCAGATGGCTTTACAAAAGCAAGATATTAATTTAGAAGATGCTATTGATATAAGAGAGTTGAGAAATTTAAAAGTTGCTAATCAGCTTTTAAAATTAAAGCGAAAACAAAAGCAGCAGGACGACATGAAGATGAAGGCTGCTCAGGCTCAACAGCAGGCACAACTAAATCAACAGTCTCAACAAATGGCAGCGCAAGCGTCTATGCAAAAAATACAGGCTGAAGGTCAAATTAAAATGCAAATAAAACAATCTGAGATTGCTTTTGAAATTGAAAAAATGAAACAAGAGGCCCAACTTAAAGGACAGTTGATGCAGCAAGAGTTTCAGTACAATCAGCAATTAAGAGGTATTTCTGAAAATGCTTTATCTCAACGTGAAACCCAACGAGAAGATGCTAAGGCTAAAAGAATTAGCCAACAGAATACACAACAAAGTGAATTAATCAATCAAAGAAAAAACAATCTTCCTCCTCAAAATTTTGAGTCTAATGAAGACAGTTTAGATGGATTTGATTTTGCTGAATTTGAACCTAGATAATATGGCAAGAAAAAAAAAGAAAAAGGGAAATAAAATATGTGCGGCAGGTATTGCGTGGGCAAAAAGAACATTTGATAAATATCCAAGTGCGTATGCTAATTTAGCTGCTAGCAAATATTGCAAAGACCCTAATTATGCAAAAAACTCTAAAAGAAAATAAATATGCTAGATAAAAAGAAATTACAACAAATATCTAAAGAGCTTAAAAAAGCTTCAGCAATGCACAAGGGACAGGCTGCTAAAATTGACAAAATGCTTAAATCCATTAATAAGAAAAAATAATGGGTGAACTAAAAAAATGGTTAAAAGAAAAATGGGTTCGCATTGGAACTGATGGTTCAATAAGGGGAGAATGTGGTACAAGTAAAAATAAAAAAAATCCTGACCGGTGTTTACCTTACAAAAAAGCTATGTCAATGACAAAAGCAGAGCGAGCAAAAACAGCTCGAAAAAAGAAAAGAGAAGGAAGTAAAGGTAAACAGTTTGTTTCTAATACTAAAAGGGCTAAGGTTACAAAACCTTACGTCTAAATCTGTATCAAAAAAATTATTAACTTTGTATAAAAATTTAATCTAATGGAAATAAAAGTAAAGGCTTTAGACGGTAGCCAAGAAAAATCACAGTCTGAAAAAGAACAAGAGCTTTTAACTAAACATGAAGAGCAGGTAGAAGCTAAAGAAAGCACAACGCAACAAGAGGAAGTTGTAGAAAAGGTGGAAACACCTATAGAAGAAACCCCTGTTGCGGAAGAACCAAGTTCATTAAGTGAAGAAGAAGTTATTTCTTACTTAAAGAATAAACATAATAAGGAAGTAACATCAGTAGATGAGTTGTTTCAGAAAAGAGAAGAAGACCCTTTACCTGAAGATGTTGCTGCTTATTTAAAATATAGAAAAGATACGGGGCGTGGCTTTGAAGATTATGTTAAGTTAAATAGAGACTTTGAAGATTACGACTCAGATACATTGCTAAGAGAGTATTTTACTGAAACGGAGGATGGTTTGGATAAAGATGACATTAGTGACATGTTGGCCGACTATCATTATGATGCAGAAGAGGATGAGGAATCGTTTATAAAGAAAACTAAATTAGCAAAAAAAAGAAAGATTGCTGAAGCTAAAAAGTATTTTAAACAGCAAAAGGAGTATTTCAAGCAACCCCTTGAGTCAAGTACGGCTGCCATTCCTGATGAAGATTTAAAAAAACTACAAGCTTATAAGGAATCTTTGGCAAATGCGAATGATGCCAAAACGGAGAGTGCGAGACGTAGAAAGGTTTTTGAACAAAAAACTGACAATGTGTTTAGCGCAGACTTCAAAGGTTTTGAATTTACTGTTGGTGATAAAAAAATCACCTATTCTCCCGGAGAAGCAGCCGAGCTTAAAAAAGCTCAATCTAATCCTAGAAACTTTATTGATAAGTATATAGGGGAAGATGGAGCAATAAGTGATGCTTCAGGATATCATAAAGCACTAGCATTAGCAATGAACCCGGAGAAATTTGCTAAGTTCTTTTACGAACAAGGCAAATCTCAGGCTACAGAAGATGTTATGCGCAAAACTAAAAATATAAATATGAGTGAGCGTAAAACACCAGAGGTAGCTACAAAAGGTGGAATGCAAATCCGAGCTATGAGCAATACTTCTAGTAAAGGATTAAAAATAAAAAGTTTAAGAAAAAAGTAATAAATAAAAAAAGTTAAAAATTAGAAATTATGGCAGGTTCAGTTTTAGCTACACCGGGATTTGATTTACAGCCTAGTGCACAACAAGTCCCCGTGAGCACAAATTATATAACCGATTTCGACTTTTTGAATCAGTATCTACCGGATACTTATGAAAAAGAGTTTGAAAGATACGGTAATCGAACTATCTCTTCATTTTTGAGATTGGTCGGTGCAGAAATGCCTTCTATTTCTGACCAAATTAAATGGGCAGAACAAGGAAGGTTACATGTTAAATATACACAATGTGGTACAACGGCGGCGGCTGCTGCTAATACCGCTACATTCCAAGTTAATGACCCGGCGCAACCGGCAGGTTTAGTTGCTCCAAATGGGTCTACAGCTACTAACCCGTTTGCTGCTACAGCAGGTATGGCTATTAGAGAAGGACAAACAGTAATGATTGTTTTAAATAATGGTGGAGGAAGTAACAAGGCTATTGTTACATCTGTTGATTTATCTGTAAGTGCTATACAATTTACTGTTGCATTTTATGATGCAGGTGGTTGGGTAGGTGCAGGTGGTGGTGCTTTTGCAGACACAGATGTAACCGTATTTATTTATGGTTCTGAGTTTAAAAAAGGTACAACCGGAATGAAAGGTTCTTTAGAAGCTGATGACTTTATATTTGCTAATAACCCAATTATCTTAAAAGATAAGTATGAGGTTAATGGTTCAGATATGGCTCAAATTGGGTGGATAGAAGTAACTACTGAGAATGGCGCAGCAGGATATTTATGGTATCTAAAATCAGAACATGAAACAAGATTACGTTTTGACGATTATCTTGAAACATCTATGATTGAAGCAGTGCCGATGGCAAATGCAGCGAATGCAGCAATAGCTAATGGTTCAGAAGGTATTTTCCATGTAGTAGAGAATAGAGGAAATGTTTGGGGTGGAGGTAACCCTACAGCATTAGCGGATTGGGATGCAATTATTTCAAGATTAGATAACCAAGGGGCTATTGAGGAAAATGTTGTTTTCTTAAATAGACAATTTGGATTTGATGTTGATGATATGTTAGCGGCTCAAAATTCTTATGGTGCAGGTGGTACTTCATATGGTCTTTTCGATAATGATGAAGAGATGGCATTGAATTTAGGATTCACAGGATTCCGAAGAGGATATGACTTCTATAAGTCTGATTGGAAATACTTAAATGACCCAACTATGCGAGGAGGATTACCAACAGGTGCAGGCTCAGGTAAAGTAAGTGGTTTATTAGTTCCTGCGGGTTCTACAACTGTTTACGACCAAATCTTAGGTAAGAATGCAAAAAGACCATTCTTACATGTTAGATATAGAGCTTCTGAAACTGAAGATAGACGTTACAAAACGTGGATTACAGGTTCAGCAGGAGGCGCTAGAACATCTAGCTTAGATGCAATGGAGGTGAACTTCTTGTCAGAAAGAGCGGTTTGTACATTAGGTGCGAACAACTTCTTCTTATTCCAAGAATAGTAGTTGACAATATGGGAGGGAGTGTACATGTGTACACTCCTTTCTTTATAGAATTATAATTATATTAAATTAAATAAACAATGAAAAAAAGTAAATTCGTAGACAAAGTCTACAAACTCACGCGGGAAGCAGCTCCGCTTTCTTTTATGCTGCCGACACGACATAGTAGTAGATTCCCCTTATTGCATTTTGATAACTCTACAGGGGTTAATAGGGAGCTGCGTTATGCTCGTAATCAAAAAAGTATTTATGTGGATGAACAGGATGGCAACGCTATTGTTGAGCCGATTGTTTTTGAAGACGGCTTTTTAAGAGTTCCAAAAGAAAATCAAATTCTTCAAAAGTTTTTGGATTTACATCCTTTAAATACCCGAAGATTTATTGAGGTAGATTATGAACAAGATGCTGCCAATGAAGTTTCTAGATTAAATATAGAGGCAGATGCTCTTATTGCAGCCCGAACCCTAGAGACTAGTCAGGTTGAAAATGTAGCAAGAGCATTATTTTCTTATGATGTAAGCAAAATTAGCACGTCAGAATTAAAGAGAGATATATTGGTGTATGCTCGCAATAATCCTTCAGAGTTTTTAAATATTATTGAAGACCCTATGTTAAAACATGAGGCTAGAGTAAAGGAGTTTTTTGAAAAAGGAATGCTAGTAGAAAAATCTAACGGACATATTCATTACAATATTAAGGGTAACAAGAAAAGAATGTTAGTTGTGCCTAAGGATGGTAAAACTTTATTTAGTGTTGCGCATTATTTACAGAGCGATGATGGGATAGAGTCTTTAAAAATATTAGAAAAACTATTAGAGTCAGATAAATAATGTATCTTTGTATCGAGAATAATCTCACAAAATCATTTAATTTTTTTACAAATGAATAAATATGCAGAAGTAACCACAACGGGTGGTGCAGGATTGTTTTCGGTAAAAGATATTGTATCGTGCTATTTAGATAGTAGTAATGATATATTAATGGATTACGCGAACGGTTCTAAAATGGTAATTAATGGTTCATCGGCTTTAGTACAAGCTGATGTAGACATTGTGTTTGATTCTATCAAACAGGCTCAACAAGAAAATTGGAAAAAAGTAAAAGTTGTTATACCGTCTTTGAGCTCATCGGTAACAGCATTAGTATTCACCTTTTAAAACTTAGAAATTATGAATAAGTATTTAGTATTTGAAGATGGTAAGTTTAATTTTGGAGGTGATGTAGTATATGTAGGTTTAAATGCAGGGGATATTACCCTTAACTATGCCGATAAAGCTATTGTTCTTCAGAACACTGCGGGAAGTTTTGTAGCAGCAGATAAAGTTGCTATTGAAGATGCTCTAGTAGCTGTTTGGGGACAACCATATACCGATGCCACCATTAATGTAACTCTATCAAAAGTAATTGACACGGTTGCATAATAATTGTGTGAGTTAAGAAATGAAAAAGGGGGCAAAAAACTTGTCCTCTTTTTTTATTATCTTTACATTATATTATTAGTTTTACAACATTCGAACGATAGTATAATATTATTTTGTATATTTGTAAAAAACAATAACGATGAGTAAATATATATTATTTAAAACCAACGCTACACCTCCTGAAGAGGTGGCGGTTAAGTTGGACCAAATAGCCACTGTGCTATCGAGCACCGTAGGGCCTAACACCGTCTTTGCTCTTTATGATGCAAACTTAACGGGAGTAACAACTTTAACTATAAGCGGCACTTTAGGTGTTGGTGCAAGAACCAATTATTTTGTAGCATTAAATGATTTAAGAGTAAAAGCGGGGTCTACAAGTTGGACTAATGTGATGACAGAAATGAGAACTGATATTTCAGATTTGGCGGGTGGTAATATAACAATAACAGCAATAGATACAGCGTAATTATGAAGTATATTAGATTATATAAAGAAGGGGGAGGTCCTTTCTCAGACGAAAGACATGTAATTCCTTTAAGTGCAATATCAACAGTAATGCCCGGAAGTGCAATTAAAATTAGTGTTTATGGTGCTTCAGGTGAAAAGATACAACAGCTTGATGGTGCATCATTAACTGCGGCTGATGTAACATTATTTAATAAAAAAATGAAAGAAGTAGCGGAGAAGGCTTACCCGGATAATGTAGTAGATTGGTGGCCAATTACAGGAAGTATAACCGGAATAACAATAGTATAAATTATGGATAAATTTTTAACAATACTTATAGACTCAGGCCCGGGGGCAGGTAACACTCAATATGTTAATGCTTCTATGGTAGAGACAGCAAGTCAAGATTTAGTTGCTCCCACTACGGAGATTAATCTACACCTTATCGGTCTTAATAAGATGGTTCAAATTGTAGGAACGGGTTTTGATGGAAGCAGTGTTACAGCAGTTACCAATGCTCTTAAAAGTGCTTTTGAATCAGGGTATGTGGATGTGATTCATCCAATTACTTTGCCTGTAGGGCAAGCAATTACTTCTATTGCAGTAGTATAAAATATCGTTACTCTATAAATGAAAAGGGACACACGTCCCTTTTTTTTATTATCTTTGCTGTATGAGTAATTATTTAATAATAGGGGCAGGAGGATTTGGTGTTTATCTTTCTACTAACAATATTGTTTCAATATCTTTAGATGAGAAAAAACCTGAAACTACTTTACACATTTATTATGGTACAGGAGTCCGTGCCACTATGTTGTTAAATGGAAATGGAATTGACCCTATGCAAGTTTCTTTTTGGCTTAACTATATGGTTAAGGTGTTTACTCAGCATAATGTAGATGAACGACCATTAGGTTTTAAGTGGAGAACTGTGGATTCAAGCAGAACAATAGGTGGGCCTCCTGATAAATTAACGGGCAGATATCCATCCGAACTTCCTTTTCCTGAGTTTAAAGGCAAAGGTAATGTGAGAATAAATTCAATAATAATGTCAAGATATTAGCATGTCAAAATATTTAATTATAAAAACAACCCCTACCAATGTAAATACCGGCGGTAGATATCCTGTTTCGGCAGACAATATATTGTCAATAGTAAATGGAGTGGGTCTGCAAATTATTTATGCAGGAGGAATTGTTATTACCATAGATATGGTGGTTTCTCTAAAAGCGGGAGATGAGGGAGCTGTTACCTACTTTACGAGTAGAATTAAAAGCCTACAAGAGTCTTCAAACAACACTTTAGAAATAGACAATATAATTCCCAATGTTTATGATGGTGCGGGACAGCCGATAAAGATTGCCGGTGTCGACGTGTGTGTTTATACCGCCGCTTGCTAAAAAGCATGTAAATACTTTTTTTTAGTATCTTTGTCATATGATTGATGAAGTATATAGTACAGTCTTATCCGTTCTAAATAAAAACAATTACGGATACTTAAGTCCAAGTGATTTTAATTTGTTTGCTCAACAGGCACAACTTGATGTGTTTGAGGATTTTTTTTATTCTTATAACTATCAGTTAACAAAAGAAAATGTGCGCAGGTCAGGAACAGGATATGCTGACATTAAAAAGGGTATTGAAGAAGATATTGCAATCTTTTCACAAACCGTGGTCTTAGACCAACCTACAGCTACATTAAATACGGCCAACCTTTATAATTTGCCTAGTGATTATTATTTGATAAATCAATTATATTATTATCCCACTGTCCTGTTTAGTGGAACAACTACAGCTCAACAGGGATACAAGCTTATTGATAATACTCAAGGGTTTACTGCTTCAACCATAAGTCCAAGTCCGGCAATAGGTAGCATTGTAGTAAACACAAGTCCGGCAGGAGCTCCGGCTGCACCTATGTTAGTGGCTTATGTAACTGCAGTTGATGATGGAATTACTTTAAGTTTAAGTGAAGATATAATGGCTGCCGGTCAAAATTATAAAATATATGATGCGAATAACACTACACATGTAGATAAAGTAGAGCAAAATAAGATTTTTAATCTTACAAGTTCCAACTTAACAAAACCAACGAAACAGTTTCCTGCATATGTGTTGAGTGCTAATCAGGCAACTGTATATCCAAGTAC